AGAAGAGATATTTGGGGAACTTCTAACACGTGTGAAACCGAAACGACGTCCAAAGAAAAAAGTAGAGGCTGAAATTGAAGGGCAACAGAAAATAAGTGATATGTTCAAATCACTTAAAAAATAGTGATGTATATAATATATAATGTCTAGGAAACAAAAAAAGCATGATCTTATGGACGATCTTAAACCAATTATACATAAACACAAGGAAGAAGAAAATTATATGGTGCGATTAGATATGTGTATGATAATTTCTAAAGAATTGTGTATTAGCTCAAGAGTATTGTGTAATTTAATACCTAATGAATTGTCATCTAAATTCTGTAAAGGGTTTAAGAAAGATGGGACACATTGTACCGCAAGATCTAAATATAATGGTATGTGTGGGAGTCATATAGATCAACCTCAACTTAGAGGTCCGGTAGAAATGGGTTCTAAAAATAATGAAGGTATACGTCATACACATAACTTAACAGAATGTATATTTAAACCGGGTTGCCCGGCATGTGAAGTATCAAGAAAGGGATTTAGAGAATTGCGTGGAATAATGTAATAATGAATAAATCAGCTATTCTACTAACATCAATCGATACATTTTATAATAACCCCGAGAATAGAGCTACACTTTTAGAAATTTTAAATAAAACGGGTGGTATTTCTTTAAGAAATCTCGAATGGTTTATAACAAATTATTCAAAGAAAAACAATTTATCATATAAAACGACTGACGGTAAAATATTTAGTGTACATTGCGCATATAAATCAAGTTTAGATGGGTACAGTAAAAAACTTTTTGATCCGTTTTGTCGTTCATCTAAAATATCATATACTGTTCCGGGTACATCCAATGAAATACATACGACTGTTGCACAGCTGAATTTCATAAGATGGTGTATAAAAAATAACATAATCGAGTATATACACGATCATAAAAATGCACTTTTTTCTAAACAAGTGTCATGATACCATTTTCAAAAATGAATGTCTGGTATCCTACATAATATAAGTGTAGTGTATAATCACTTGAAAGACCGACTTTCATATTTATATCTAAAACAGTTCTATTTGATTGTAACTGACTAAAATCCAACATTCCCGATGGTTCCACATTAATCGGATTCATCGAGAATGCATATGTATAAATGTTTCGCAAAGGTCGTGATAAACGACTTGAAAATGGAACAACATATTTAAAATATTTATGATTGCTATCTTGAACATTTGGTACATCTTCACCATTTACAAATATTTTTGCACTTGACATGGGTGGATTGTAAAATTCGTTATTTACGGAATATTCTACATTTGAAGAGAAATTATACCTATTCGCGAATACATTTGCAAGTAAAGTTGTACCACCCGTGACTATATCTTCATTTTCAAACGCGGTTTGTCTGAAAAACCAATTAAGTGTTTTTACAGGTGTTTTTGGAATAAGTTCGAGTTTTGCGTTTTGTATACCCGCTGGTATATCTAAAGTGGGATGTTTTTTAACAATATCGGTAACGAGAACATATCTTTTATTTGCTATATAGCTACGTTCAATTGGTTCGAGTGTTATTTCTTCGGTAACGATATCAAAACTATTTATAGTGATATTATCCGTTTCGTTTGTAAAAAATGTTTGTTTATGAAATTCAAACTCAAATTGGAGTTTTTGTTTATGAATAGCACACGTTGGAAAATAGGGTCGATTTGGTTTATTTGTTTCGTATTCATCACTTTCATACTTACGCGAAAAGAGTAAAGGTATAGGAATATAAACACGTGATTTGTGTTGTGCTAATATCTGATTACCAGATAATAAAGATGTACCTTCTGCATTATTTCTATTTAATGTGTACCTTTTCGTTCTTTTTTCGGATTCATCGAGGTACAGTTCATCATATATGATACCCCAATCACCGTGGAACTTTTCAACAACCGTTTCATCTACACGCATGGTTACAGATTTAAAAATGTGTCTACCAATTTGATCCGCGTAATAACTATCGGAACCTGATAGAGCGGGTAATTCAAACGTTACGTACATATTTGCTAAAAGATCACCCATATTTCTCGGGTTATACATAACTTTTATAGTTTCGCCAAAAGGCCAAGATATTGAAGAACTACTTGGTTTATTAACATTTAAACTTTTATGAAACTTTGTAAAATTAGCGTGTTTTTTAGCTTCATACTTAAAGAGTGAATGAATAGGATCATCTTCTAAAAGGTATGTATCTTGTTTACCAATTGCATTAAGTGATACTATAGAACCAGTATTTGGACCGGATGTATCACACATACTTACTACTTATTGTTTATATATTTTTAAATCCCTTTTCCACATATCGATATGAGACATTTGTTGTAATGCATCAAGCTCGATTCTAGATTTTGATGTTTCTTCCCTGATACTTTGTATAGCTTCGAGTGTATACTGATACGTCTTGATATTCAGGAGATATTCATATGAACCATCGATTTTATCGAATATTTTTTCCATTTCACGTTCGAGTTCTACCCGTTTACGTTTGAAAACAATTAGTTTTTCATGAATAACCATATCAATAAACTTCGACATATTTTCCAATTTTTTAGCCTTTTCTTTTAATACACGTATAAGATGTGCTTTTCTTTTTTTATACGTCTCTGCTCGTATCTTAACAAAGTCTATAAGAATTTCTTCTGGACTTTCGTATTTATGAATACCCTTTACTGGGTGAAATAAGTGCATATTTGAGATATGGAATGTCTTTTGCAGTTTAAAATCTTTTACTATATCTTTACCCGTGTACCCTTCAATAGTAAAATCAACAGTATCAGTCGTACTGTTATTCACGTAATTCGTAATCTTTTTCTTTTCGATAAGTGTATCGAGATACTCTTTGTAGTCCTGTGTCCAACGTCCCGGTGGGAGTTCTGTTATTGATATATTTTTACTCGAAGATTTCCATACACCTTCTGTAATCCATAATCCATCTTCATTACTAAAAACACGACCTGTAAATTTATCGAACCATGGTTTCATAGGAATTACATTTTCACCTGCAATAACACGTCTTATATTCATACATATATCGTCTGGGTTAAACGGTGGTATATATGAACTGAACCCAGTACCAATACCCTCCGTTCCATTTACTAAAACTGTTGGTAAAATAGGAACATAATAGTCGGGTTCGATCTGTTTACCGTCGTCGTCGAGATAGTTTAGAACTGGATCATCCTTTGGGTCAAAGAGTGTTCTCGCACTTTTAGTAAGTTTTGTAAATATATACCTCGTTTGACTCGCGTCTTTACCACCCATGAGACGTGTACCGAATTGACCACATGGTTCGAGTAAATTGATATTATTTGAACCCGTAAAATTATGTGCCAATTTTACAATAGTATCTGCCAAAGACACTTCACCGTGGTGATACGACGTTTTTTCAGAAACATATGCGGCCAATTGTGCAACCTTCATTTCGGACGTAAGATTCCGAGTGAAACACGCGTATAACACTTTTCGTTGAGACGGTTTTAAACCATCGGACACGTGTGCAATAGATCTTTTCAAATCAGCAAGACTGAAATTTACAAGATCTTTATGAATAAAATCAGAAATACCAAGACGTTCAACGTTTCCATACGGTACTTCAAGTTCAGACGCCTTCTTTTCTGTACTTTCAAGTAACCACGTTTTACGTAAATCTGATTTCGTCTTATCAAATGCAAGAATTATAGACTCGTCCATTGAATCATCTGTATCAAATTGAACGGTGAGGTCTTTGATCTTCTTGAAATATTCACGTGCCTCCGCAGACGTGGATGTACCGAGACCCTTATAATATTTAATTTTCCACCCAGCTTTACCATTACCATACCATTGTCTAAAAGTCGAGTCCGTATAAAACGATTTAATTTCCGAACCCTTACTCGCTTTTATGATAGGAGTGACCATACTTACAACAAACTTGAGTTTAAGTAAACTCGGCCAGAAATAATGAATCATGTTAAGAATAAGCCCCTTGATATGACTTCCATCGTTATCTGCATCTGTCATGATCATAAGTCGTCCGTATCTGAGTTCGGAGAGTGATGTATATACCTTTCCTTGTTGAAGACCCAAAATCTTTTTAAGATCATTAAACTCCTTGTTTTCGGTAAGTTGTTTTACACTCGCATCACGTACGTTCTTACATTTACCCCGAAGTGGGAAAACACCGTAATGATCGCGCCCAACAACCGAAAGACCAGCAATTGCAAGTGTTTTTGCAGAATCACCTTCAGTAACAATAAGAGTACACTTACCAGAGTGTGTAGTACCGGCTTTATTCGCATCGTCGAGTTTTGGGATACCCGTTATTTTTGATTTACGAGACCCGTCTGTTTTTTTCAATTCTTTCATTTCACGAAACTTTGATAATGCCAATAACTCCGATTGAATACTGGTTTTTAGAATATTTTTAATGAACGTTTTCGGTGGTTCAAATTTACTCCCAAAATCCTGTGGCTTGAGTGTGCATTCAGATTTAACCTGACTACTAAAACTCGGATTGACGAGCGTCGCTTTTACGAAAACAAAAAACGCGTTCTTGACTTGTTGAGGTCTGAGTTTTATCTTCTTTGCCATATCATCAATTATACCACTTGCGAGTATTCCGGAAACGTGGTCAACGTGTGAACCACCTTTTGTAGTACATATACCATTCACAAATGATACGTGTTCAAACCCATCATCCGAAGGTGCAATACACACCGACCATCTATCATTCGTAAACGTACACATTTCATCAGATTTTGTATACATTTTTGCGTACGTATTGAATGTACATTTTTGTAATGCTTCATCTTGAAACTTCACTTTACAGTTTTGCGATGTACAAATATTTGCATCGTATACCCGTTTTTCAAATATTTTATATATAGAATCATCCATTTTTGACATACCAAACCGTTTCCAATCGGGAACGAAAGTAATCGAAACGCTCGACGTAGCACTCGAATACTTTTTTATTTTGGGTGTACCACACGTTTTCATATTATCCGACCATTCTTGTGTATATATACACTTGTTTTCACCATCTTTAATTTTTATAGAAAACATTGATGAATATACATTCGTAAGCTTTGCACCGTATCCATTACGTCCACCCACGAGACGTTTTTGTGTATCATCATAGTTTGTACTCGTAAGTAAATGTCCAAATGTCAACTCGGGATTCCATAAACCTTCCTTTTCATGCATTTTAACCGCGATACCACCCAAAGGTCCATTATTTTCAATGGTTATTTGGCCAGTCGTTTTATCAATAGAAACATTGAGTGACGTTACATTTTTTGGGTACATGGAGTTTCGGTCGATCGCGTTTACTAAAATTTCATCGAATATTTTTAAAAGTGCCGGTGAATACACTACCGTTTTCTTTTCAAATGAATCATTTTCATAAATCCAATAAGGTTCAGCTACACGTGAAACGGGTCCAACGTATGAATCTGGACGCTTTAAAATATGCTCCACGTGTGTGAGTTTTTGAATACTTTCACCCATTTATGTTATATAAAGTCGTTTATTTAAGTATATTTTTAGTCCTTCGAACCAGTATAACAATTCATCTTTTGTTTTTGACTTGGGTCTCGAATATATATTTTTTATACGACCACACTCGCGGTCTCTAAGTGATACCGGGTGAACATTTTTATAAGAAGTTATATAACACGCATAACAGACACGTTTTATATTTGTATCAAAAAATTTCAGATATTCAATATTGTTATATGTAAAAATAGGTCGCATTTTTCTATATTCTCTAACAAGTATACGTTCTTCTGTCGTTTTTGTGTTTACACACGGCTCCAAAGGGCATTCACATAAATAACACTCTTTTGTCCACTTAAGATTCATTTAAAAGTATACGCTTCATTTTTTTATACCTATAAATGGTTAAAAGTTGGTTAATTTTTTATTGTATAAATTTTTAAACTTTACGAAATTTTCAGAATTTCCACCTTTGTTTGGGTGTAATTTTAAAGCACCTTTTTTGTACACCTTTTTTAATTTCTCTTCTGTTGTAGAAGTTGTAATTAATTTACTAAAATCATTATAAGTTGTAGCACTTTTATAATTTTGATCCCATCTTTTAGTACGTCCTATTTCCCTTATTATTAATTTTTTCATTTCATTTTTTAAATGACAATTCCAACATGTATTATGTAGTTTATTTGTAGTCTTTTTACATTTTTTACATTTTGTATTCTGTTCATTTTTATTATTTTTTCTAATAAACTGCATTCTTTACTAACCTAAGTTATTTTATTTTTACTATAAATTAAGATGTCGCAATACTTTCTACCGACCGTGATTCAAACGAATTTTAGTGATACTAAAAATGTACTCACTAAAAAACATCAATCGAATATTCAAAGTTACGATGACTGTTTACGTTTATCTAAAACTTTAAAAACAAGTAAAAAAACACCAGAGGAAATGGCGATAATTCTCGATAAAATGAGAAAAAGGAAACTTGAATGTAAAAAAACAAGACCAATACAAGTTTTAGATTCTGTACCTAAACAGGACGTTTCTGAATCCCGTAATATATGTAAAGCATTTACATTATCAGGAAAAAAATGTACATTCAAAGCTGTTTGTGGGGATTACTGCAAAAAACATAGAATAGACAATCAAGTGCTAGGAACTAGACCAAAAATAAATATTTCCTTATTATAAAAAAATGTTAGATCAAGAAACACTCAGACCTGTCATAATAGCCATGGCACTTTATCTCGCAATTTCAAAAATCGTACCCGAACTTCTTAAGAAACCAACCAATATTAAATTTATCGATGATGTCGTCGCCATGCTCATTGCCCAGAGAGGCTCACTCATGTCCGGTGCCATCTTGACCGGTGTTATCACTTTCCTTACTAATTACATTGGTGATGAATTCTTGTAATACATTTTCTTTACACGTCAACATATGAGTCCTCGGATGTTCCATATACCTTATTTTATTGGTGTATGCATCTTCCATAAATTCACGTAATTGTTTTTCATTTGGTTTCCCCCATTCCATACCCACCTTAAATAGAAAATCATCTTTTACTATTTTTTGGCGTTCACAATCTATCGTATACGGTGTTTTTATATATTCAGGTGCGCCCCCATAATCAGTTATAATGACGGGTTTATTCCTCAGAGCGGCTTCCACTGCACCCATACCTACACCTTCTGAACTCGAAAAACTTACATAACAATCACCCATAGCATGTATCTTTTCCATTTCTTCGTCTGATATGAGACCATTTATAAACGTAACGTTAGGTATTCGCGCTTCGACGGGTTGTATACACGTTGCTTTTACAATTAAACGTGTATCGGGTTTATTCATACGTACGAATGTTTCTAGGATTTTATTAAAGTTTTTTCGTGGATCGTGAACATTACCAATGTGATAAAATGTATACGGTCTTTTATCGGGTATATGTACATGTATAATGTAAAAAGATGTTTCGGGAAACTGTCGTTTAAATACACGACGACAAAATTCACTTGGTACGGCGATTCTATCAAATAGTTTAAACAGTTTACCGTAATCTTCGTGTACAGTTTCAGTTTCACATACCGTCATACATATAACATGTTTAATTTTTCGTTTAATTTCTGGAATTTTATCAAGCCAGTGTTGTACAGGTAAAGCAAATATAAACGCATTTTCACAATTAGGTATATCATTTTGGATTTCTATATATTTACTTCCAGGGAAAAGGTTCATATATTTTTTGCAGTGTTGACCTATTCCACTTAAAAGAGATGGACCGATGAATAACATTTAGTATAAAGATAATCTTTCTTTTATATATATTACGCGATGGACTCTGTCAGAGAACAAATTCAAAATCAACTTGCACGATCGAA